TCTTATAGTATACACTACCCAGAAGGGGTCGTCAAGGGGTTGTTTTAGTGGGTATTACTGCTCTGAATTCTTATCAACCTTAGAGAATGCCTGGTTGATCTCGTCTAGGGATAGCTTGCCATCCTCCAGGAAGAATCTTGCCAGCTTCTCTACTACAGTTGCGACTCCTAGGATACCAGCCATAAATACAGCTGATAGCAGGTCAATTCCAACTACCGCTCCAGCACCTAGAACTGATAGCCCTGATGCTGCAAATACTGCTAGGATCCTCCATAGCACGTTTTTAATTGTAGCAAGTCCTCCTGCTACACCTGTTTCTTCTTCCATTTTTGATTCCTTTCTACTTGGGGTTAAATCTAAATGGTTGTTTGTTTTATTTAGCTTGATACCTCACTGCTGACTTGTCAAGCTTTCTGTTTGTTTCTAGTGGTTCGTAATAGTTATTATTCATACTATTATTCACCGTCCTTTCTCAAGGGAAACGTCACCGCCCATAGGGCTAGCGTTCCCAAGATGCAATAGCCCACGATGGTCTTTGCAGACCCCTCTAGGACCACCCAGGCCACGAACATACCCAATAGGGTCCATGCTTGGCCTAGAATATCATTTAAGAATTTCTTCATATTACTCATCATCCTTTTGCTTGTTAATACCCTTGGCACCAAAGTAGCCACCAAGAATACCAATAATTCCACCCAGTGCTGTCTGCACTAGGGTCATGACATCCGAAGATACCTCCACAGGCTCCCCAGTTGTCTGAGTTTCGATTGCTGCAACAACATAATCTCCAACGATTGCAAATAAAATTGCAACCATCACACCTGCTGCTAGAACTAGCATTGTCTTTTCTTTCATTTTATGGCTTTCTCCTTGTTGATCCTGATCCACCTGAAGAGCCTCCAGATGCTCCACCTCCAGATGATCCTGTAGATGTTGTAGATGCTGCGGTTGTTGCTGCTGCTACTGCATTTACAGCTGCACCAGTAGCAATAACGGATGCGATAACTGTCTTTTCTGCTTCCTCACGGACTGCAGGTGCCATGTCAGCACCAACGTTACCAAGATTATTAAACACTTCAAGTGCTGCCCCTGCAACATCTCCAAGTAATGGTATTGCTGCAAGCTCTGCAGAAAGTTCTGTGTCGTCAGCCTCTGCTGCTACTGAAAGGGCTTCTAGGGCTTGCTCGTAGGCTGGAGAACCCTGCTCTGCGGTTTCAAACACAACCATAGCAGCCTCAACAAGTTGTTCGACCTGAGCATCCGTTAGATCTTCTGGCTTAACGTCTTCAATAAGGCTAGCTATTTCTTCAACTGCCTCTTCTTCTGTTTCTGCTACAGGTAGCTCAGGTTCTGGCTGTACTTCTGGGGTTGGTAGCGGCTCTGGTTCTGGTATCGGTTGTGGCTCAGGCGTTGCTGGCTCTTCAGCAGGTTCCTCGGACGGCGGAGGTGTAGGTGCTGGCTCTTCCGTAGGTGGCGTGGTTGGCTCGGGATCCACTGTTGGCTCTGGCTCTGGTGCAACTGGCTCCTCTACGGGTGTTGGTGCTGGTTCTATTATAACTGGTATTTCAGTAGGAGTTGGTGATGGTTGTGGCTGTGGTTCTGGGGCTGGTGGAGTAGTTGGTGTTGGCTCAGGCTGTGGGTTTGGGGTTGGCTCTGGAAGTGGTTCATAGCTTACAAGAAAAATAAGAACCTTTACAGTTCCACCTGCTGGGTCACCATATCTGTTATCTGAGTCAATAGTTACTGATGTCTGCCCAGAGGCTAACTGAGTCAGAGTAGATGACACATCAATTCCACGTGTTGCATTGTCTGGATCTCCGTACCAGGCCATAACACTAAGTATTCTTTGTCCTGCTGGTGCTATAACTTCGATGTTAGTTCCTTCGGATATAACTGTTGCACCCTGTGGAACTGTAGGCCTTGGTGTTGGCTCTACCGTTGGTTCTGGAGTAGGCTCTACTGTTGGAGTAGGATCTGGCGTGGGTGTAGGAGTAGGCTCTACTGTTGGCTCTGGAGTTGGGGTTGGTGATACAGTTGGGGTAGGCTCTGGAGTGGGGGTAGGGGCTACTGGCTCTGGGGCCAATACTGGAGGCTCCTCCACTTGAACAACTCCGTACTCTTCTAGAGTAACAACGTCTCCATTTGTAAGACGAACACCAGTTCTTGTTTGACCTTCATAGGTTGGTCCAGTAAGTGAGTATGATATTGACACTGTACCGTCGGTATTAATTGCAGCAACAATGTTGATGTTAGTTGGCTCTGTGGCTTGCTGTAGCCAAATAGGTCTAGCAGAGATGTCTACCTGGAAACCGCCATCTGAAGCAGCAATGGTTAGGTGCTCATCTGGTCGTGCCCATGGAAATACAACCCAGTCCATGGAGTAAAGACTAATTGATGGGGTAGCTGGATATGCCCAGTATGTTCCATCTGGTCTACCAAAAGTGATTACAGAGTTAGTAGTTGCGTAAACAGCATCATATTGTACTCCATCAAATGTTACAGTAGTCGTTAGCGGCACCTGATATGATGAGTCATCTCCACCAGGAGTTTCTATAACAGTGACAACAGGTGCGACTGGTTCAGATACTACAATCACAACTGGGGGAACGTCTTCCGCCTGTGCAGGAGTAGCAAAAAATAGTGGCAGGAATGCCATTGAAATTGCTGCGAACAGTCTTGGGGTTTTAATTTGAATCTCCTTGTTAGTGGGGTTTTACTAACTATTTAATTATATCATTATTTAGCTATAGAAAAAGGGGCCAGGTTTCCCCAGCCCCAATCTCATATAGATTTAGAAGTCCCAGTCTTCATCCTCTGTAGACTCTTGCTTACCAATTACGTAAGACGAGCCAGAGCCTGAGAAGAAGTCGTGGTTCTCATCTGCGTTTGGTGACAGTGCAGAAAGAATTGCAGGATTGACGTCTGTATTGTCCTTTGGAAATAGTGCATCAAATCCAAGATTCATCAGTGCCTTATTTGCATTGTAATGCAAGAACTTTTTAACATCCTCAGTCAAGCCAAGTCCGTCATACAAGTCTGCAGTATACTTAATTTCATTTTCATAAAGCTCCATAAGCAAATCATAGGCGTAGCTCTTTAGCTCCTCTTGACGCTCTGGAGATGACTCATTGTATGCCTGCTGTAGCTTATAACCGATGTAGTATCCATGTACCGCTTCGTCACGAATGATTAGGCGGATTAGGTCAGCGGTGTTGGTGAGCTTGGCACGGCTTGACAAGTACATAGGCCAGTAGAAGCCTGAGTAGAATAGGAATGATTCCAATAAGGTAGATGCAATCTTACGCTTTTCTGAATCATCTCCGTAGTACTTGTCTAGAACAATTTCGGCCTTCTTCTGAAGGTAAGGGTTCTCTTCTGACCAGCGGAAAGCATCCTCGATCTCCTGTGTAGAAGTAAGTGTAGAGAATACACTTGAGTATGACTTAGCATGTACAGACTCCATAAAGGCAATATTCGTAATCACTGCCTCTTCGTGCTGTGTCCGTGCATCTGGTATCAATGACATAGCCCCTACAGTACCCTGGATAGTATCGAGCATTGTAAGCCCAGTAAATACACGCATTGTGAGAAGCTTTTCTTCTTCTCTTAGCGTACCCCATGCTGGTATATCATTAGATAGTGGCACCTTCTCAGGCAGCCAGAAGTTAGCAGTTAGCCTATTCCAGACCTCTAGATCTATCTGATCCTCAATCTTATTCCAGTTAATTGGTCTTGTAATCATTTCTCTCCTTATAGCATGCATGATACGCACTCTTCAACATCGGTTCCCTCTAGGGCCATCTGTCGAATGCGAATGTAATAAATAGTCTTAATACCCTGCTTCCAGGCGTAAATCTGTGCCTTGTTGACATCACGGGTTGTCGCAGTGTCTTTGAAGAACAAGGTCAATGACAAGCCCTGGTCAACGTGCTGGGTTGCAGCTGCGTAGACGTCGATGATCTTCTCAGGACCGATCTCGTATGCATCCTGGAAGTACTCAAGATTATCATTCGTCAGGTAAGGTGCTGGGTAGTAAACACGACCAAGCTTTCCTTCCTTACGGATTTCAATCTTTGAAGCGATTGGGTGAATAGATGATGTTGAATTGTTGATATAGCTAATTGATCCAGTTGGTGGAACAGCCTGGAGGTTCTGGTTGTAGAGACCATAGGCCATCACATTCTGTGCCAATGCCTTCCAGTCTTCCTGTGTAGGCACTGAAATATTAGCGTTATCAAAAATAGATGCTACCTTTGCGGTCTTTGGCTTCCATTCCTGTGCAATGTACTTTACAAAGAATGTTCCATCTGCATACTTAGACTTGTCAAAGCCATCAAAAGGCTGCCCTGTTTCCATTGCTAGCTTGTTTGAGGCTAGTAGTGCATAGAATAGAACAGTGTAGAAGTAAATGTTGGTGAAGTCAATTGACTCTTCATCTCCATAGTGCATACGCTCCTTGCCAAAGTAACCATGTAGGTTCATCTGACCTAGACCAATAGCACGTGACTTCTTGTTGCCTTCTGCAATTGACATAACAGACTTGATGTATGACATGTCTGCAACAGAGGTAAGTGCACGGATGGCAACCTCAATAGTCTTTCCAAAGTTTGGAGACTCCATAGCCTTAGCAATGTTTAGCGATCCTAGGTTACATGAGATATCTTTACCAATGTTGTCATATGATAGGTCATCATTATAAGTAGTAGGAGTATTTACCTGCAGGATCTCAGAGCAGAGGTTTGACATGTTGATGCGTCCCTCAATAGGATTAACGTTATTAACAGTGTCTTCATACACAATGTAAGGATACCCTGACTCAAACTGAAGCTCAGCAATTGCCTGGAAGAATTCACGAGCCTTGATCTTGGTCTTCTTGATGCGAGCATCGTCAACCATCTCCTGGTACTTCTCAGTAACCGAGATGTCAGACATTGGGATGCCATATACACGCTCGATGTCATATGGTGAGAACAAATACATGTCCTCATTATTCTTTGCTAGCTCTAGAGTAATATCTGGAATAACAATACCCAGGCTGAGAGTCTTAATACGAACCTTTTCATCTGCGTTTTCTCTTTTCGTGTCTAGGAACTTCATGATGTCTGGGTGGTGAGCGTTTAGGTAGACCGCACCTGCACCCTGTCGTGAGCCAAGCTGGTTGGCGTATGAGAATGCATCTTCAAGCATCTTCATAACTGGGATGATTCCAGATGACTGACCCTCGATCTTCTTGATTGGTGCTCCAGTTTCACGGATGTTGGTCATATTAAGTGCAACACCACCACCACGCTTTGAAAGCTGAAGTGAAGAGTTTACTGCACGGGCGATTGACTCCATGTTGTCTTCAATGCGAAGAAGGAAGCATGACACGAACTCCCCACGCTGTGCCTTACCTGCATTTAGGAATGTTGGAGTTGCTGGCTGGAAACGACCTGAGATAATCTCATCGACAAGATCCTTAGCAAGATCTTCATCTCCACGAGCAAGCATTAGGGCATTCATTGCTACACGATCTTCAAATCGTTCTAGGTAGCGTTCTCCATCAAAAGTCTTTAGTGCGTATGAGGTGTAGAACTTGTAGGCACCAACAAATGTAGGAAATCTAAACTTGTATGCGTATGTCTGCTTAAATAGTTCTTTAATAAAATCAAATGAGTATTGACCTAGGATCTCTGGATCATAGTATTCCTTTGTAACTAGATACTCTAGCTTTTCCTCAAGACTGTGAAAGAACACTGTGTTTAGATTTACGTGATCTAGAAAATAGGCTCTTGCTGCTTCTCTATCTTTTTCAAATTGTATCTTTCCATCTGCCCCATAGAGATTGAGCATTGCGTTTAGTTCGTGATAACTGTAGTTATCCATATAGCAGACCTAGCCTTTCGTTTACTTTAATTACATCATCGTCTGTGCCAAAGACTTCCACCTTGGCAATTACTGGTACCCCAGTCTTTTTGGAGATTATTTCTGCAGCTTTGCAAAAATGCTCACCGAAGTTTGTGTTTCCAAGGCCTATTACGCCTCGGAGGTTATCCCTGTTTCCAGGAATATTTAAAAAGTGTCGAACCTGTCTGGGGATTGCAGACTTTTCAGAACCCCCACCGTAAGTTGGTACAAGAAGAACGTAGCCATGGTTAAGCCTAATAGGGTCACTACGGTCCCAATCAATAGGTATGCGAATAGCATTTTTATCTAATTTCTCCACAAATCTTTTAGTGTTTCCAGAATAATTTGAAAAATATACAAGTTGTATGGACATCTATTTTAACCACCTTTTTCAAAATCTAGATATGATAAAGGGGAGGATTATAGCCCTCCCCTAAACCATTTTATATCAATTACTTTAGAAGTGCAACCTTAGCCTTTGGGAACTTCTTGTTCCACTTGGCAGCAAGTGAATTGTACTTCTTCTTGTTGCCAGCAGCAGCTGCATCTGCAAGAGCCAACTTGGCCTCTAGCTCTGCAACCTTTGCATTTAGCACGGCAACCTGGCCAGCGAGGTCAGCAGCAGCGATTGAGAAAGCAACTTCCTTAACAGCCTTTGGCAGACCAACCACATCAGAAGCTGAGATGGTTACGATACCGTTTACTGCACCAGCAGTAGCAGGAGTAGTAATCACACCTTTGTAACGCTTGTCAGTTGCATCGTAAGTTAGAGCAGTGGTAACTGATCCACGAAGAACAGCAGTGGTCACAACTGCGTTAGTTACTGCGTTTCCAAATACGTCAGTGACGGTTGCAGTGAAGTCTACTGGTAGACCAAGGCCTGCAATGGTTGGAACTGTAGCAACTAGGTTATAAGCAGCACCAGCGGTACCCTTAACTACATAAGTAGTTGTGTCTCCACCAACGGTAACTACAACTGAACCAGCAGTAGTTGAGGTAGTGAATACATATAGAGTAACAGTGGTTCCTGAACCAGAGTTAGCTGAGAAAGTTGCAGCACCTGCAGAAGCAGCTACTGGAGCAGAAACAGTTGCTGTTGCAGCAACAATCTTTGCACCAGTTGCAGTTGCAGACACAACAGTGTTTGCAGCAACAGTTACTACGATCTTTAGTGCGTCTGCAGAATCTACAGAGTTATCTGCAGGAACTGGAAGTAGCACTGGATCAGCGGTAGTGGCAGCAGCGGTAACTGCTACGTTGTTCACAGTCAATGCAGCAGAAATTGCGGCATTAGCTGGAGCTGCTACTAGAGCAGATGTTACAAGTGCTACTGCTGAAGCAATAGCGATTAGTGGCTTCTTTAGTGAAGTCATTATTCTCCTTATTGTTTTATTCTTTGATTTTATATTAAATCAAATCTTTGTAAATATTCTGCCACGTCTTTGGGCACAGACTTATATTTTATCACATTGTTGTTATCCGTGTCAAGTGTCTGTTTTGGCCTGTCTCTAAAAGTATGAACCTCTACCTCAAGGTTTATATCTTTTGGAGTGTGGGCAATTGCACCATAGATTGCACCACAGACAGCATCTGCAAGGTCCTTAGAGAGCTTTCTAGGGTGGTCCACACGGTTATTCTTCATAATCTTTAGCTCTGTAAGCTCCTGGAAAAGTAGCTCTATTGCAGGCATAGCTAAACGCTCTTCATATATAAGCATGGCCATGTCTTCATAGTGCTTCTTGGCAACTGACACAGTCTCAGTTCTCATACCAACAGACTTAAGTTCGTTTTGTATATCGAATGATTGCCAGCGGTCAAATGATACCATTCCGATATCAAAGCCCTGTCTACGCAAATTCTGGATCCACTGCTTTACCTCTGAAAGGTTAACTGGCCCCTCAATCTTTGGCTCCCAGTATACAACAGCATCTACAATTACCATAGGTACTACCTGTTCATAATCTTTCATTACCTGAACAGATACCCACTTTTCTACGTGAGCAATTGCAACAGCACACTTGTCATGCTTTTGTGCAAGGTCAGCATGGACGAAGTACTTCTTGTTTGGATCTGGCTTAAAGGTTTCATCGAACCGCTTAGAGTTGTCTATTGGATTCCTGATTGTCATGCAGGCTCTAACCTTGTCCTGCTGCTTAAAGAACGCATCGGACGCAAAGGTTGGAACACACGCAAAACGTTGCATGGCATCACCGATGTCTGTATAGAATGCAAGTTTAAAGTCATCAATCTTTCTTGTTGGGTTGACTACCCAAGTTGGACGCTTTAGGGCAAACATTCCTGGATATTTATATGAAATTATGGTATCCTCATCCCACTCAATCTCCAAAGAGTTTCCCTCTGCATCCTCTGGAAGATCTGGATTCATAACAAACTTATGAGTCTTGTGGATTACATCTTTTTCTGCAATTACATCATCGTATCTTGTAGAGATGAAGTCTCCTGGATAACGTGGGAAAGATAGTAGTGCTACCTTGCCGAGGTCTGGGAAACGTGAATCTACTGACGCACGGAAAGCTTTGTAGATATTATCTGCAGTCTTACCCTGATCATTTCCTGTTCCAATTTCTTGAGCAAAACCAGAAATCTCATCAAGAACTGCGAGTATAAGGTTAAGGCCCTCATGCGATTCTCTTTCAGAGTGTCCTGAATAGACTGTAATTGCATGGTCAAACTCAATACTTTCAGCCTTGGCGTTAAACTTACCAGCGAACCACGGAGA